CAGACCCAAAACCAATGGATATTCATAAGGCTAGTGTTAGAGATAGATTATTACATCATGCGATTTGTTCCGAACTATCTCCATCTTTTGATAAGAAATTCGTTTATGATTGTTATTCTAGTAGAAACTTTAAAGGTACACATCGTGCAATGAATAGATTTAGATATTTTGCAGGCAAGGTTTCTAAAAATCACACAAAGACATGTTGGGTTTTAAAATGCGATGTTAGAAAATTCTTCGCAACAATTGATCATGAGATATTATTGAATATTTTCTATAGACACGTTAAAGATAAAGAAATAAATTGGTTGATAAAAGAGATTATTTTAAGCTTTAGTACAGAAAAAGGAAAAGGACTTCCTCTGGGAAATTTAACATCCCAACTCTTAGTTAACGTGTACATGAATGAATTTGACCAATTTGTGAAGCATGAATTAAAAGTTAAATATTATGTTAGATATGCAGATGATTTTGTAATCTTGTCTGATGATAAAAGATATCTTGAGGAGCTGCTTTTTAAAATAGAGTTTTTCTTAAAGAGCAAGTTAAAACTTTCTTTGCACCCAAAGAAAGTTTCCATTGAAACATATTCATCTGGAGTCGACTTTCTTGGATGGGTACATTTTTCTGGTCATAGGGTATTACGCACCTCAACTAAGAATAGGGCACTTAAAGGATCAAAAGAGTGTGATATAGGGGCAAATAACGTGCAATCATATTTAGGATTATTGAAACATGGAAATGGAAAGAAAATAGCTAGAAAGATAGAAGAGACAACAGGTCCAAAGACATCATATTGACATGTGTCACTATTCTATGATATAATATATATAGATAGTCAAGAACCTTTAAATTTCAAGAATTGCATTAGTCACAGCTTTAAGTACCCAAGCAGGTTTTTAAAGCTGTGACTAATCGGTCCAGTTCAAACCAGATTGGTATATGGTGGCACACATGGTGTGTGATGCTGTATATTGGTCGTATCCAAAAAAAATATAACCATGAACAAGAACAATTATACACCCCCAACTCATGCTCAACTTGGTGGCTACCGAGATGCCTTGATTGAAGCAAGAGTCGGAAAAGAAATCATCCAGTCGCTCGTCGATGATGGAGAGCTGATGAAGTTAGCCAAGGATCGAGAGACTCAAATTCTCGCCGATCGCGAAAACATTCGCACCTTCGAACTGAAGGCGACGCTTCGTCAGGATCGCCCCTACATCGAAGCACTCGAAGAAGGAGCACCTGATACACCAAGTGGGTACAACGCCCGCAAGGTCGGTGATCTATATCAACCCGTTTCGGATCAGAAAGAGGAGGTCGAATTCGTCCTCCGAAACTTTCCGAAAGGTGGTGGAAGCTGGGATAAAGCCCTCGCTTGGGCTAAGTCCAACGGCTACAAGATTACCAATCCACGTGAAGCGTTTGCAGTGACAGAACAGCACGATCTTCGGAATCTCCTTGATAGAAGCTGGCTCTATCTTGTTGCTACTACGAAGTGTTCCTTCGAGGACGACCGTCTGGCTGTCTACGTCTTCGTGGATGAGTTCAGCTGTCGCGCGGACCTCTGCTTGCTCGAGTATTTCGATGATGACGATGAATGGTTCCTCTTCCGCAAGTAGTACTAAGAATTAGGACACTTAGTATTGAACTTAGATATTTTGTCCTTTGCCCACCACTTTCGCGTAGCGAAGTGGTGGGCAATTTTTTTACATAAAATTTGATATAATACAAAGTGGTAGTAGGTGAATATGCAAATGGTTATGGCTGTTTGGTGCCGAATCCAGCAATAAGGTAGTATCGAGAGTATCTGCGGTTACGGCTTCAGATAGAGTGGTCTACATGAGCTTTTTCTTCAAAAAAGAAGATACTTGGTGTGAAATACTGGAGCATTATAGATGCTAAATAAAATTCAACCTTGAGATCGGAATAATCCTTCTATAGGTGGTGGTACGGATGGTATCTCACACATTCCTTCGAGGACTACCGTCAGGCTGTCTACGTCAACGTGGATGAGTTCAACCGTAACGCGAACCTCAACAGGCTCGAGAATTTCGGTGATGACAATGACTGGTTCCTCTTCCGCAACTTTCTTCCTTCTCTCCTCACTTCTGAGGAGAGTTTTTTGTTACACTCCCATACCATCCACCAAGCATCTTTCCAATTTCATCTAGTTTTTGTGACAAGAGTACATACTTCTTGTTGTCTAGTGCCTTACTTTCCCAAAGAATCATCAAAAGAATTTTTAATGTATCTAGTTTGCGTATTGCTAATCGAATGTATGGTGCTTTCTCATCTTTTCTCAAGAAACTAGCAAAAGCAATTGTTTCAATACAATCAGTAAAATATTTATCTATCTTCTGACCAAGTGAGTGTCTGTGTAATTTAGGAAGGTCTTTGTAGTATGAAAACCATATTAAGTACACACTTTTTAGCTTTTCAAGCACTGGTAAAATTGTGCGGGGGGGGTAGTATTTGCAGTCATATGATTTATAAGGATATTATATCTACTAAAAGTTTATTAAATGCTTGGAATGAGTTTATCAGAGGAAAGAAAAATAAGAAAGATGTTTCAGTATTTTCGTTAAATCTCCTAGATAATATTTTTGAGTTGCAGAAAGATTTAGTAAGTAAAAAATATAAACATTCAGATTATGAATATTTTAAGATTTCAGACCCAAAACCAATGGATATTCATAAGGCTAGTGTTAGAGATAGATTATTACATCATGCGATTTGTTCCGAACTATCTCCATCTTTTGATAAGAAATTCGTTTATGATTGTTATTCTAGTAGA